ACCGCGTTTCCGCCCGGATACCGCTGCGCGATCCCGGCCCCCGGAGAAGGATCGCCGTGCTGCAACTCCAGGCTGAAGGCCGCCACGGCCGCGAGCCCGTGCCCGCCCAGCGCCGCGAAGAAGCTACGGCTCCAGTCCCGCACTGCCCGGTTCAGACGCGGCGTCGCCTCCAGATCAGTCCGCCAGTTCCCGTCCACTCCGCCAGTCAGGGTCGCGCCGCTGGCCTGCGCAGTGAACGGCCCGCTCGCCGGACTGGCCTCCAGCGTGATGTTGTTCCCATCGGCCCCCATGGCCCGCGCCCAGATGGTCAGCACGCTGCCCTCCGCCGCCGCGCGCATCGCCATGTAGCCCCGGTTGATCTCCAGCTCGAAGGCCTTGGCAATGCTCTCCGCCGTGTCCCCCATCAGGTTCAGGTGCGTCAGAGTCGTCTGCTTTTCCGGAGGCTCGTCCGTGCGCCCGATTTTGATCTCGGTCGTCGCGCTGAACTCCGGCGTGCCGCTGAAGGTCACCGTGCCGGAGGCATACTCGTGCCCCACTCGGGTCAGTTCGTAAAACCACAGCGCGCCCACATAGTGATTCACTCTCCCGTGGAACCCCAGCGAGTGAATCATCCAGGCGGTCCTCTCGGGCGCCAGGCAGATCGAGTGGTCGGTGTCCCAGTCGGTCGCCAGCGCGACCTTCGCGTCAGGCGCAATCACCGGCAGGTCGCTGGCCGGCGCGGCAATCTCCAGAAAATCGAAATAGAAATCCGAGCCCTCCGGCCCCAGATGCGTCACCGCCACCGTATGGGTTCCCACTCCGTATTCCCCAACCAGGATCCGCACCAGCACGTCTTCTCCCGGAATTTGCAGGTCCTTGACCACCCCCGGCGCCCCATCCACCGAAATCGAAATCTGGCCCCCGCTGAACGTCTTCCTGGTTCCCAGGTAGAGCCGGTGCGTACCCGACGCCCGGTACCCGCAGCTCAGCCCGGCGCCTGTCGCGCTGGTGTGATGAATTGAGCCGCCGGAGAAATTCCCCTTGGCCGCCGCCCAACTGCCGCTATAGCTGATCTCGGCCGAGTGGTCTTCGATCCTCCGGCTGCCCGGGCCCGCCAGCATGTAGGCCCGGTTGGTCCCGCTGACCGTCCAGTTCGAGACCGTCACCTGAAACTCGCTGCGCTGGTAGGCGCCCGCTTGGAGCTCGGCCGCATAGGTCCATCTCATCTTGCGCACCGCGGCCATCGGGACAGGATTCCCGTCCATGTCCACCAGCCCACCGAAATTCAACTCGACGCGCCATTTGGCCGGCGACGTACCCCCGCTCAACTGTTGCCAGGACGGCTGCCAGGACTCCGTTTTCGCCCCGGCCACCTGCGTGTATACCCCGATCCGGTTGCCGTTGGCGCCGCCTCCCAGCCGCGTCAGCCGAATGCGGCTTCCCGTTCTGGTGGCCTGCATGGTGCTCGAAAACGCATTCACGCTGTCCACCAGCGCCTGCACTGCGGTCTCCAGCGTGTCCGTACCGTAAAGCTGGTAGGTGTGGTGCTCGGACATCCAGGCCAGCCCGATGTAATCCCCGGTGGTCGGCGATCCCTGAAGCTCGAACTCTGCCGAGGCCGCCTGATAGCTTCCCTCAATCGGCGTGGCATAGTCTTTCAACCGGACCTTGTAGAAGTTCTCCGCTCCCCCGGCTTCCGCCCACACCCGCAGGTACGGCCACTCCACGGTCGGATAGAGATCCGAATCCATCGCCACGCAGTTGGTTCGGGTTTCCTCGTAGGCGAGCGTGAGTCCGCTCAGGTCTCCGTCAGGCAGGTTTCGGAAGGCAGGATGCTCGAAAACATTGTCGCGGTTCCACTCCAGTACCGCCCAGTCAAACTGCTGCCGCCAGCTCCCGGAGATGGTGAACCCGCTGGCGCTGGTCTCGCTGAGCGCCGCCACCGCGGAAGGACGTTCGAAGTAGCACTGAAGATCCCGGTCCGGCCGCAATTTCTCCAGTGTCTCGGCCATGCCGCCTCCTCACATGCGCAGCGTGACCGTCAGGTCGCGCCCCGGCAGGCAGTCAGTTCCCTGCCCCACCGACAGGATGTCCAGGTTGATCTGCGAACCGGCCACCAGGGGCGGCAGCCCGAAACCGTCCACCACGTTCGACATCGTCGCGTCCGCCGGGATCGTCAGGCCACAATACACCTCGTCGTTCCTCCGCAATTGCAGGAGGACCGGGGCGCCTGTGGGCGCCTCCCGCACCACCGCGAAGATGTCGCGCACCGCATGCGAGTCCTGCACCACCAGGACCGGCGCGGCATTCGACTCAATGGCCAGGTATCCCTCGATTTGAATAGAGAACTGCCCCCCGGAAAGCGTCCGCAGTCCGCCGTCCGCGGTGTACGTGAAAGCCAGTGTCTTGGTCTCGCTCGCGCCTCGCACGTTCGTGACAAACAACTCCGCGCTCGCGATGCGAGCGTCGGCCAGGTGCAGCGGATAGCTGAAACTCCCGCTCGAAGGGCTGCCGAAGAAATCCCGCACGAACGGAACCACGAACACTTTCTTCTTCAGGTGATAGATGGAGGTCTGGTCGGAATGAGGGGCTGCCGTGGTGCCGTGCGCTGCCCGCCCCACCTGGTAGCGCAGACCGCCGTTCAGAACCTCCACCACACTCAGTAACTCGGAGTCGATCTGCACCAGGCTCCCGGCCTGCCCACTCCCCGCCGCCGACAGGTTGATAAACCCATCCTCCGCGCCGATCGCGCCGTCGAGCAACACCTGCGACGGGCTGCTCAGCTCGTCCCAGTAGTTCAGCGTGAGAGTCGCCGCCGTGATGGTGCGGGTGTTAGTCAGGCTCTCGAACGCAACTCCTATTAACTCGACGCTCCCTTCCCCGCTGGGCATCAGCCCAAAGACCGGCTTGGGAGGCGCCTCCGCGTCCAGCACCTCGCCCCCGCCGCTGATCCGCCAGCGAGTGAGCGGCGAGAGCTCGTAGGCGCACTCGGCGTCCTGCACGTTCGCCGACCTCCCGGAGACGTGTACGGTCGCGCCTTCGCGGTTCGGAATCTGGAATTCCACCGGGCTGGTTTTGGTGGTAGCCCCGAAGTGCCAGCCCGATTCAGCCACCACGAACAGGCTCGCCGCCTCCGGCAGGACGCTCCAGGCCGAACTCAGCGCCAGGGTAGTGGCGGTGTTCGAAATGATCGCCCGCTCCTGCCCCGCGCCCTTTCCTTTCGTAATTCGCACCACCATTCCCCGGTAGCGGTCCTCCGGCATCTGGAGTGTGCTGTTCCCGATCGTGGTACCCGAGCAGATCGTCGCCGCGTACTCCGGCTGCCACTCCAGCCGCCAGTAGAAGTTGGCGTGGTCGTAGTTTTCGTCCGGCGGCAGCACCAGCTCCTTCTCCAGCCCCGCATCCGTGAACTCGACGGCCACACTCTGGTTCGCGGCGATTCGGAACTGTTGACTCAGGCTGCTGCCACGGTAGACGTTGAATCCGGTGGTGTTCTGGCTGAAGCTCATGCCGAGCAGCGTGACCGCGTTGGTGTTGGTCCCGGCTGGAATGACCGCCCGGACCGCAAACGAGAGCGGGCTTTCCCCGCTGTTGCTGTCCAGGGCGCTGACCGCGTAGTAGAGCGTTTGCCCGCCCGCCAGCGTGCCGCCACTGGCACTGATTCTCACCGCCAGACTGACCAGCGGGATGCCCACTCCCGCCAGCGCCGGCCGTTGCGGCGCCACGAACTTCACCTCCAGGCTGACGTCCGTGCTCCCATCCGTGCTCTCCACGGTCTTCTCGGCAATCTCGAACTGCGGTTCGCCGTCCGGGTCCAGCACCGCCCCGCTGAGCGGGTGCGGCAATCCGATCCCTCCGCGCTGCTGGCGCCGTCCCTCCGAGCTCCCCAGCCCCTCCGCAATGTCGTCTGAGTACCATTCGTCCAGGTGAATCTGCGCCGTGATCTGCGCGCTCCGGTAGTTCACTCCCGGCGCGATCTTCAGTATCCGAAATGGCTGTCTCTCCAGACCCTCCTTCAGATACGTCACCGTGATCAGGTCTCCGGGCTTGAGACCGAACGCCCGCACGCTGCTTTCGAACTCGATGTAGCTGTTCCCGGTGATCGACTTGTCCAGATAGAACTTCGCCAGCCTGGCCGCCTGGTTGAAGTTCGCCACCCCTAGAACCGGCAGCGTCAGGCTGATCTCCTGACCCGCGGCCAGTGCATCCTCGACGTCCACCAGCGAGAGGCTGTCCTGTTGATAATCGTTGAAGGCGTCCTGGAATTCCAGGCTCACGCGGTTGGGAGTCTCCGCGATACTCCGGGACCACATCCGGATGGAGGCTTCGCCGTTCGCTCTCCTCAAAATCCCGGAATGTTCCGTCGAGCCATCCCCAAACTCATAGCACGGCCAGCCCCCGTTCAGCGGCGCAACGCTGTTAGTCCACTCCGGCTTGTTGGGCTGCTCGAGCGCCAGCGTGTTTTCGACCCGCAGTTCCAGCAGGCCGCCGGCCGTGTAAGTGAGGAACAGCCGCGCCGCATTGCGAATCCCCCGCGCCACATCCGCCGCGCTGCGGCGCTTGCGCAGCGCCAGGTTGCACTGGAAGCGCGGGATCATCACCGGATTCCCATACAAGTCGTGCGCCTGGATCGGCTCCTCCGAGTAGGCCGCTGCTTGGGCAAAGCTCGGCACATCCATCTCATCCAAACCCCAGCCGCACCGCTGCAACAGGTCCAGCAGCACCCAGGCCGGATTGTTGCTGAAGCTCTCGCCCAGATAGGTTCCGTCCAGCGCGTAGCGGGCCAGTTTCATTCCCTCCACCAGCACCTGGATGCGAGGCAGGCTCCGCCCGTCGTTGATCCGGTTGGGCACCACTATCGAGACGGCTGCCATGCTGCCGTACGGGTCGCCCAGCGGGTTTCCGGCCCCGTCCGAGCAATCCGCATTGAACCCGCCCGTGCGGCTCCCCGGCGTGAACACGTTGTACCAGCCCGTGGCCGTCATGTTCTCCCCGGCGCTCCCCGGCGGGATTTCAATGTCGTTCACCAGTACCTTCACTACTCCCTGAAGTTCTCCCATCCCCAGCAGCGCCTCCAGGCGGGTCAGGTTGCCGTCGTTCTTCGAGAACACGATCAGCGGCGCGTACCAGACTGTGCCGTACACCAGCGGCACAAAATCGTTGTAGCGGGTTTCGTTCTCCAGGGCTTCTGACACATGGGAGGTCTTTTCGCCGTAACTCCGCACCAGGGTCCCGGACGGTACAAACTCGATGCCGCCGAACCGGCGCGTCGCTCTTTCCGTGCTGTCCTGCCGGAACATCCCCCGCTCTTCGCACCGCGCGCGGGTGTAGTCGCAGCCAGTGTACGGCTGCTCCCCGTTCTGGTTGCCCGTCCCCTCCGCCATGTCGGCCGAGTAACCACAGCGGAAGAACGGCGAGTATTTGCCTCGGGCGCCCCCATGGACCGCCTCTTCCCGCTGCGCCGCGGTGGTTGGAAATTTCCACGGACAGCGCCTCTGCACCCGCACCTCAGGCAGCAGCAGCCGCTGTAAGTTCAGGCTGTTGCTCACCGTCAAGCGCAAAGTCGATTCTGTGATTTCTTCCGGGGCATTGGCCACTCCCCGAAACAGCACCCGGCTGTCCGACGCCGCGGCGCCTTGCTTAAGGTCAAAGAACACGAACCGGATCGTGACCCGGCTGCCCTTCCAGCCAGTGTTCCGCTCGATCTGGGAGAAGTGCGAGTCGGCGTTGGCCAGAACGATCGATACCTTGGCGATGGCGTCGATCCCTTGCTCCCCTCCCGACTGGATTTCAAATAGATTGTGCCGCAGCACTCGCGCTTCGTAAGTTTGCCCGTCCACTTCCACCCGGTGCGTGCTCCACCGCTCGATGGCCCCAGGACCCAGTTCGCATTCAAACAGCAAAAGCGGCGTCTCGGTGATGCTCTGTTCTTTTAACTCGGCAATCGTTGCCATCTGTTGACTCCGCCCCCTGAGTGGCACAGGCCTTCCTGCCTGTGTGCAACCTGCTATACACAGCGCCATTGATGCCTGCGCCAGGTTCCAGACCGCTCGCTGACGCGCGCGGCTCCGAATCTACAACCGAGCCGCGACCGTGAGGGAGCGGATGCGCAATCACTTGTGACGCTGCGTATAGTGTCCTGTCCCGCCCTAGTTCTGCCCTCGCCCGCAGCCCGAGCCCCACCCGGACCCGGCAGGACGCTAGCTCCGCGCCCCGATTCTGAGCCGGCAGGAATGCCGGTCCGGGCCCTCCGTCTCTACTGAAAGCGCGTCCTCCTGAAACCAGGCTTCTCGGTAAACGCCGTGGCGCGCCACAGTCTTCTTGTACATCGATGCGCAGGTCTGGCTCTCCAACTGAAACCCAAACACGTCAACTGCTGCGCTGCCCGGTATTTCCATCCCAAAGCTGACTAGTTCACTCGAATCCGTCGGCTTGCTTGAGTACTCCACTCGCTGCCACCCCGGCCCAACTCGGAACGTCTTCTTCTCTGTGCCCCCGGCGCTGCTTCGCACCAAGTTAATCTCCGCGGGCTGCTCGCTCCGCGCGTACACGCTCAGGCAGTACTGGAACCAGCCTGGAACCTCGCACGCCTGCTGAATCGGAAGGGGGGATTGTGTCGGGTTGGTTATTCGGGTGGCCCTGAGAGTGCCCTTGGGGTCGGAAACGTTTGCGCTGAACTGCAAGGCAGGATCTTTCGACCAGACCGCCGCACTCAGATCCTCGCTCCAGGCCAGTAGATTGTCGGTGGGATCCAAGAAGGTAAAACTCTTCAGCCGGCCTTCCACGGCCTGAAAGAGCGATTGGATTGCGTTCCACTCCTGGCCTGCCAGACCCCTGAGATCCAGTTCCCATTCCACCGTCTGGGACCCCGGATCGGCCAGCTTCACCGTCCGCCCGTCGTCGGCCGTGTTGACGATCGTCCTCGTCAGTAAGCTCCGGCGCACCGGGAACTGGGCTGCCGCACCGGATAGGAGTTGCGGAAAGTAGAGCATTTCAGTTCCTGTTTTCCCGCACGATCACGAGCGTGCTTCCCCGCATCTCCCCCGCCAGTTCAACGGCCAGCTCATCGTTTTCCAGACTGCAGCTCGGGTACACCGTGCCGTCCCAGGGATCCTGGAAAGAAAACTCGCCGGCCTGGCCCTGGACCTCGCTGAAGAACTGCTGCAGACGCGCGAGCTCTTCTTCGTCCAGCAGATCCAGGCGGACTACCCAGCGTCGCATGGCGCTGCTGTACTCGCGATAGCGTTGCTCCGCTCCGTCCAGAAACCGCATCACCCGGGCCGCGTGGCGCAGGGTTTTGCTGGCTGGATACTGCATCACCGCTCCGGTCTTAAGCTGCGGAAAATCGCTCATTCCTGCCCTCGTGGCACAGGCATTCTTGCCTATGTCTGCCTGTGTCTCCCTACAACTCGTTCACTACATCGTTCAGCGCGTGAGAATTCAGCATTGCCTCGCGCACCGCCTGGGCAATCTCTGCGCTGTGGTCTTGAAAAGACCGGCTGTCAATAGCCTGCACCTGGATCGTGATCTGGGGCGCCGGCTGCTGGTTGTAATCCATCCTCCCGGCATCCTCCCGCACCGCTCCCTCGCTGATCGCTCTGGGCCGGCCATACTGGTCGTATCCCAGAGAACCGAGCCGCGAGTCTCCGGATCGGGCATCCTCGGCCCCCGCTTCCTCCCCCAGTGCTCTGGGCCGGCCATACTGGTCGTATCCCAGAGAACCGAGCCGCGAGTCTCCGGATCGGGCATCCTCGGCCCCCGCTTCCTCCCCCAGTGCTCTGGGCCGGCCATACTGGTCGTATCCCAGGGCATATAGCTGCGGGCCTGCGGACCGCGCCACCGCGCCTTCAAACTGGATCGCCTGCGGCCGGGAGTACTCAACCAGTGCCGGAGGCGACTCCGGTGTCCCTCCCCCAAACAAGCGCACCAGCTCCGATATGAGCGGCGCCAGGGTCAGACCGGCTCCCAGCTTGCTCCAGACGGCCTTGCCCACGCTGGCCAGCATCGAGCTGCCGCCCGATGTAGCGTTTGCCACCGTGCTCTGGAGCACGGCCTGCGTGTTCGCAGCCACCGCTACGCTCTGCCCCGGCTGGAGCGTTCGGAGCCCGGCCAGGAGGGTCAGAAGTCCATCAGTCTGCGCCAGCGAGCCTGCCGCCGCGGGTTCCAGCAGACTGTTCACCTCTTCTCCGAGACTTCTGCCCGCCCCGCTCAGGATTCGCTGCAAGAGCATCTCCAGATCATGCTTGGCCATGGTTCAATTCCTTGAGAAGTTCGCCCTCCAGGAGCAGGAACGCCTCCACCTGCCGCGCCGTCAGACCGTTCAGTTCCGGGCTCCCCAGGCGCCTCCAGACCTCGTGCTCCTCCAGCCACGCCGTGCTCTGCGCCGTGATCAACGACTTGGGGCAGGACTCCGCAGACACGCCTTTACCCACCCACACCACCTGCCGGGGTGTCGCCAGCGCTGCCGCCAGCCAGGCGCATCTCCGCTTCACTTCCAGACCGTATCTCCGGCATTCTCCGCACTTCCACCCGGCCTGGTTCGCAAACTGGAAATGGAAGGCGACCTTCAGTTTTTTCGTTCATCCTCGCTCAGCCCCAGTTCGCCCTTGACGGCTGCCAGGATCTCCCGGCACAAGGACTCCGGCCCAGCCCTCACCAGCGTTTCCGGGGTGGCGGCCTGCCCATCCAGCTCCAGCCCCTCGATCTTGACTAGCCCCCAAAGCAGGTACAATCGGTCGATTTCGCTGGCCAGCAGCGCCGCCTCGATTTTCTCCCCAGCATCCTTACCCGCTTCCAGGAACTCCACTTTCCCGGCCAGTTCCCGGATCCGCCGGACCAGTTCAACCCGGCGGCCGAACGACATCCGCACGATCGTGAAACAAACTCCCGGGAAACACTTGGACTCTGATGTCACCGTGCTGTGGTATTCCATCGGCTTATCCGAAAGCTATGTAAATCTCGTCATTCTGCGTGCCCTGCGCCCGGCAATTCACGAACCGCCACTGCAAGCGCCGGTCGCTGTCGTCAAATTCAGGAACTTCCGGCAGCACCCCTGTCAGGTACGCCCCGAAGAGCTGCCCCGATTGCTGTCCTAACTGGAACATCACCGCCATCGGGGAGTACTGTCTGGCCGCCTGGTACAGCGCTTGGGTCGCCGCATCGTTCCGCTCGTACAGATCGAGATTCACCGACACCGCGCGCACTCCCGGCGAGATGCACTGAGGCGCTTGGGCCTGGCAGCCGAATTCCAGGATCCGCATCTCCACATCGTTGTCCAGCAGCAGCTCCGCTCCGGTCAGCGTCAGAAACTGGTCCGGGGTGTTCCCCAGCCAGGCCTGGCCCAAGTGCCCCGGAACGATCGAATAGTCAAACTGGTCCAGCACCGGCTCCGCCGGGAAGCTGGACAGTTCTCCCTGCCCCGCGGCGAAACTCAGGCTGTCGATCAGGTCCTTCGCCGGACCACTGAACTCGAACTCGTGGTAGTCCGCGTTCACCCGCACCCGCAGCTTGTCCACCGCCGCCCCGCACAGGATGCGCTGCACTGCCGACGAGGGGCTCCAGTAGTCGAAAACGCTCACGCTGCCCAGTTCGGTCTCCGGCTGATATGTCACTGTGCCCCCCACCGGCGCGTTCGCCGGCGGCGTCAGCGTGAACGGCGCGTTCAACTCCACGCTTGTCGCGTTGATGATCGAGCACACGAATCGCAGTTCCCCTCCGAAGGTCACCGCTTGCCCGGCCGACAGTCCGTGGGCCGCTGTGAAGTTCAGAGTCCTTCCGCTCGAGCCGCTTCCCGCCATCCCTCCGTTGAAGAATACCGGCCCGGCCCCAAGGCCCGCCCGGAACAGTGGTCCATATCCGGGCTCGATACCTTGCTGGGTCCAGCCGGTCAGGTAGGTCGTCAGCTCGTAAGTGGTTTTCCGTTTCAGCCCCCATGGCACGCCCGGAAAGGTCCGGCTGCCGGTCTTGTCTTTCCGCGCGGGCCGCTCGAGCTGCTGTTTTGTCTCCAGCTTGACCGCCGGAATGCGGTTTCGGCTGTCAATGCCTGAAACTTGGCCGTAATTC